CCCCGGTATTCGAATCCGCCATGCCCTTCGGCCGGCGGCCAGTTCAGCAGGGCGGCGAGGATTTCCACCTTCGCCGCCTCCAGCGCATCGAGCGCGGCCTGGCCGCGCTCGTCGGCGACGTTCGAGACGCAGACGATGACCGCGATCGTCTCGTCCACTTCTTGGGTGGTGCCGTCGGTGGTGGTGTTCTCGCCCGCGTCGTCTTCCAGGGGCACGACGAAGGCGCACGGCACCGCCAGGCTTTCCTGTTCCAGCGCCGGCGCCAGATCGGCGGCGCCCGCGACCCGGTTGGCGAACCCGGGCGCCAGATCGCGCAGGCGCGTAATCACCGGGGCGATCAGCATGGCGGCCCGGTCAGCATGCTTGTCCCCTGTCCCCGGTCATCCGCCGTCTGTCCTCCATCCTCTGTCTTCCGCCCGCGCCCTTGGTCCTCGGTCCTCGGTCCTCGGACGCCCTTGGACTTGATCCGAGGGGCCGAGGATGATCCGAGGATGATCCGAGGGTCACGGCAGCCGCAGGAACGCCGCCACCACGGCGGCGCCGATGCGCGCCTGTAAGGCGCCGCGTTTCGTCTCCAAGGCGACGCTCAGGAACGGCCGCGGCGCCAGGCCGGTCTGGGTCCCGGTCTCCAGGAACCGCGACTTGAACAGCAGCGAGACCACCCGCCCGCTCATGCCGCCCCGGTGCTTCCGGATACGGATCGAGCGCGCCAGGGCGCCCGTCTGCCGCGCCGGCGGCTCGCCCGGGGCGGAGACGGCGGTGCGCGCCCCCGCCCGGCGCCGGCCGCGCCGCGAGCCCAGCAACCGGCGCGTCTCCGCCGCCACGTCGCGCAATAACCCGCCCACCTCCTTGGCAATCTCCCGGCGCAAGTCCGCCGGCAGGCCGCGGATCGCCGCGAGCAGCACCCGGGCCTCCGCCGCCTCGACCGTGACCTCCAGCTTGCCGCCCGCCGAGGCGCCCGCCGCTCGGCTGAAGCGGCCCGTGCTGCGACCCGTCGCGTCTATCCCGCTCATGCCTGCCTCAAGTCCCGGCCTGCCGCAATTCCTCGCACAGCAGCTCCAGCCATCGGTCGCGCTCGGCCCGGTTCAGGATCGCGCGCACCCGGAACAGCCGCCCGGACTCCGTCATCTTCACGTGGTCGATGGCGGTATAGCCGTCGACGTGGCGCACCGTGATGTTGTGGGTCGCCACCGCCTCCACCTGCTGCCCCTCGATCGTCCGCCCGCCGAAGATCGGCTCGATCCGCGCCCAGGCCCCGGCGACCGTCGCGAAGGCCTCGGCGAGGCCCGTGCCGCCGTCCGCCGCCTGGCTGCGGTCCTGCAGGATCACCGGATGGCGCAGCTCGCCGACCGCGGGCGCCCGGAAGCCGGCCATCTAGTGCCACACCCGCTCGAGGAACCACAGCTTCTCGGCGGTCTGGGTGAAGCGGCTGACCGCCGCCCCCACGATCTCGCTCTGCCGGTTCTCGTAGAGATCGGTCAGCGCCAGCAGCATGCCCTGGCGGATCGTCCGGGGCACCGCCGCGCCGGTCAACCCATAGCCGGCCACGATGCGCACCGTCACCGCGTTGATCTCGGCCCGCGCCGCCGGCCAGGCCGTGCCATAGGCCGGCACGATCCGCCCCGGCTGGCTGACCGCGTCCACCTTGTACGTGGCCGGGTCCAGCACCTGGGCCGCCCCGGCGCCGTCGATGTAGGTGATCGAGGTCACCGATTGCAGCGGCGCCTTCGGCACCCCGCGCGCCAGGCCGCGGAAATCGTCGAGCATCCAGTCCCACGTCTGGGTGATCAGCGCCCGCCAGGTGGCGGCCTCGGCCATCTCCCGCGCCGCGCCGATCAGCTCGCTGATCAGCGCGTCGTCGCCGCCGCCCGCCACCCGCAGGTGGTCCTTGGCCTCCTGCAGGGTCACCGGCTCGACCGCCGGCGGCGTGACCAGGCTCAGGGCCATCACACGGTCTCCTTCCGCCGCGCATAGAATTCATAGGGGGCCCCCGCCTGCACCGCGCCCGTGCCGGCCCAGCGCACCGTGTGCCGGCCGGCCTGGCCGATCAGGTAGTCGAAACTGAACAGCCCCACCGCGCTCTCTTCGTTGACCACCCCGTCGGCCAGGGTCCGGACCACGCTCACCCCGTCCGGCGGCGTGACGGTGACGCTCACCCCGTCCGGGTCCGCCGCCGCCCCGGCCAGGGTGGTGAAGGTGACCGTCAGGTGCCGCAGGCTGCCGATCTCGAAGGCCGGCGTGCTCATGATCCGCTTGTCCTCCCGTTCAAGGTGCCCGCCCGTTCAGGCCGCCAGGGCCGCCGGCCCGGCACAGCCGGCCGCGGCCCCCGGCCCCGTGCTGTTCGCCGCCGCCGCCGCCCCGCCGTCGCCCGCCGCCGCGTGTCCGGGCAGCAGCGTCCCGGGCAGGCTTCCCGCCGCCGCCAGGGCCACGGCCGCCAGCCTCTGCGCGCCGGCACCGCCGATTTCTTCCCTGCCGAGGCCCGCCTGCGCCGCCGCGGCGAGCGCTTGCGCCCCGGCGCCGGCCAGGCCCTCCGCGCCGGCCGCCGCCTGGGCGGGCGCCGGCAACACCTGCGCGCCCGCGCCCGCGGCGATCTCCCGGCCCGCCGCGGTTTGCGCCGTCGCGCCCAGCACCTGCGCGCCCGCGCCGGCGAGGCGCTCGAGGCCCAGCGCCGCCTGGACGAGGGCGCCCAGGGCCTGCGACCCGGCCCCGCTGATGATTTCCCCGGCACTCGCCGCCTGCGTGGGCGCCGCCAGCATCTGCGCCCCCGCCCCGGCGACCGCCTCTTGGCCCGTCCCGGCCTGCGCCGCAAGGGCCAGCGTCTGCGTGCCCGTGCCGGCGGTCTCGACGGCACCCGTCCCGGCCTGCGCGGGGATCGCCAACGTCTGCGCGCCCGTGCCGGCCGCCGCGCCCGCCGCGCCGCTGGCCGCTTGCGTGGGCGCCGCCAGCATTTGCGCGGCGGTCCCGATGATCTCCTCTTGCCCCGCCCCGGCCTGTGCGATCTCCGCCAGAGCCTGGGCCCCCGTGCCGGCGATGACCTGTTCTCCGCTCGCCGCCTGCGCCGGAAGGGCCAGCGTTTGTACGCCGCTGCCGGCGGTCTCGACGGCACCCGTTCCGGCCTGCGCGGGGATCGCCAACGTCTGCGCGCCCGTGCCAACCGACGCCCCCGTGGCGCCGCTGGCCGCTTGCGTGGGTGCCCGCAGCATTTGCGCCGCGGCCCCGATCATCTCCTCTTGCCCCGCCCCGGCCTGCGCGGGTGCCGCCAGGCCTTGCACCCCAGCGCCGGCGAGAGATTCAGCGCCACTCCCCGCTTGGCCGGGCGCCAGCAGCATCTGCACCGCCGCGCCGCCGATGCTCTCCTTGGCGGCCCCCGCCTGAGTGGGCGCCAACAGCATCTGCGCGCCCGTGCCGGCGAAGGCCTCCGTCCCGCTGGCGTCCTGAACCGCCGCCGCCAAGGTTTGAGCGCCCGTGCCAACGTTATCGGCATCGACGCCGCCGGCCCCCGCCTGGGTGGGCGCGGCGAGGACGAGGCCGACCGCGATTTCATCCTCGATCGGGTTGCCGAGCTCGTCGAGGATCGGGTCTCCAAGCTCGTCGAGAATGTATCGGACGGCCCGGATGACTTCCTTGGCCGACGCGGCTTGTGCCGGCGCTGCCAGGGCTTGCGCGGCGGTCCCCTCGGTGCCGCCGCCAAGCCCGGTGCCAACCTGGCCGACGGCCATCAGGCCCGACGCCCCGGCGCCGCCGATGTGTTCCGTCCCGCTGCCGGCCTGGGTAGGCGCGCCGAGAGCTTGCGCCCCCGTGCCGCTGGCGGCGGGGTTCGGGTCCGCGAACTGGACCACCTCGAAGGCATAGGCGCTCGCCAGCGACCCGGTGATGCGCCGCGCCGCCCGCACCGTCGTATCGGCGGCGAAGGTGAAGCCGAGAAGCAGGCCGGGAACGTCGGCGCCCGTCGTCGTGTTCGCGTGGCCCATGGTCAGGCTCATGTTCGAGCCTGGATTGATCACCGAGCGCGCCTGGTCGATGGCCGTGATCGTCGTGTCGTCGGCCGTCTCGCCGCTGCCGATGACCGGCTGCGCCCGCTGCACCGTCCATTCGTCGTTGGCGCAGGTGACGGCGAAAAAACGGACGTTCATGAAGTGGCTGGCCGGCGTGCCCCCGCCGAGCCGCTGGTACTGGACGTTGGTGGTGCTGGTCAGCGCCCACCACATGGCGCCGTCGACCGGATCGTCGTCGTTGTTGCCCGCCGTGTAGCCGCCGACGATGAAGGTCTTGGCCATGTCGACGGCGGAGATCGCCAGATCGAAGGTGGTGGTGCCCTGCGTCGATGCGTCGCCGGCCAAACCGACGGATTGAACCGTAAACTCCGTTCCGATGCACTCGACGACATAGAACCGTCCGGTCGTCGTCTGGATGGTCGAGGACAGGAACCGGGAGAACGTGATTTCCGTATCGGACGTGAACCTGGCGCTGATGCAGGCCCGGTCGAACCAGAAGCCGCTGGTCGTGGCCATCCGTTCGGAATGGACGATGAATGCCTTGGCCTGATCGACGGC